CATCATTGCCTCAAGACTTGTTTTCGCGCTCATCGCGTCTTTCACATTCATAAGCTCGTCGCTCCTAACGTGCCTGAGTTGTCTACCGTGATCGACCAGCGCGTGCCGTCTGGTGATTTCAAAATCAATCGCGCAGCGCCAACCTCAACGTCTTCATTCTTCTTGTGATTCAGTTGGTCGGCTTGCTCGATCAACAAGTTCATCTCGTTAATCGTTCGCGCTTCGTACTTTTCTGTTGCGTTTGGCAGAATCATCGAGCGCTCCCCGGCACAACATCGAGCTTCATCGTGCCGACCCGCCAATCAGTAGCGACATTGCCAACGATTCGCATGCTTACTTCGCGACCTTGGAATCTAACGCTTGTCGGGTTGGCCATTGAATAAGGGCCGAAACTTGACTCGCTTGCGTTGGGGTAGTTGCGCGTTTTGAACGTCGCAGTCACGTCTCCCTGAGTCTGCTCGTCAGGAATTAGAGACCGAGCAACCATCAATCGATCGCCCTGTCCGAGCTGAACTGGTCCGCTTTCAACAAAGACCGTTGCGTCGTCGTAAGAGAAACCGACTTCATGCTCGTAAAGATATCCATCTGAGCCAACGTAGTTCGGATAAACGAACTCGCCGACATCAGCACCGGCTGTTCTGTCAACCGATCCAATCGTCCAGTAGTTTTCGCGATAGTTCCAAGCTACATATCGATCGCATTCGGTCGATTCGCTGGAAGGATAGAACCACCATATCTCGCTGAACTTGCTGTTCAACACGCCATACACTTTCGAGCGTTGCGAGTCGTTTATGTCGTTAAAGACAAAGTCGCCGACCGCGCTAGGCAAAGCCCTGACGCCGCCGTCGTAAATATGAAATGAATTAGTGCCCATCCAGGCGGCAAACGTGTCAGCTCGAACGACTGCGTTCGCTGAGGCAACGCCGCAGCCCGTACCGACGCGCTGAAAAGAGTAAACGAACGGAGGCCCGGTGTAGCGAGCAACGTGCGCATCGACGTTCGTGAGAATGAGCGTCTGTCCCCTCATCGATTTAGCCGTGATGATGTTGCCGCCAGTCGCTAACGTGAAGCCGCCCGCTTGGTTTGTTGAGGTTGCTGTCCAGGTCGTGTTGTCTTCCTGGTCGCACCACTCAACCCGGTTACCTTCGCCGCCCGCGCCGAGCGCAAAGACAAAACGTTCGTCTGTTGTGATGATCGAGTTGCAGCTTGTCGGCGCGTTAGTAATAACCGCCGCAGCCGTTGCCGTGTTGTTTTGCCACTCGTAAATCTTGCCGTCTGACGTTGAGCAGCCGAGAAGATACTGACCCCAAGTGTCGAGCGACCAGGTGGTGGCCGGAGTGTATGGGCCAGTGTCTGGGCGTGGAGTGCCCCATTCGTTAGCGCTCCAAGTAAGCGAGCCCCAACCGAGGTTCTGCACGGCGTCGGCGGCGCCGGCAGTAAAACCTGTCGGCGTGATGTCATGAATGGTATTGCTCTCGTCGATCACATAAAGTTTGCTGTGCGTTCCTGCGGCCGTGCGCCGGTTTCCCGCGTTGTCCCGATAAGTGATCAACGCGCGGCAAAGCCCGGTCATAGTGCTGCTTGTTCGCTTACGCCAGCCGCCAACAGGCTGCATGCTGCCTTCGTACCAGCGCACCAGGTTGGCATCGTTCCACTTATTTGCCTGTTGCAGGTTGGTGCCGTTTTTAACGACGCCTGGCGGGATATCGAGCGCAATCAAAGCCATAATCTAGTAGCTCCAAATCGCTGGAGACGGCAAGTCTGGCGCCGTATCCAAATGAATGAATCGACCACCCCCTTTTTGGTTGACGCCGATTCGTTTGATACCGTGCTTAATAGCAACCTCAAGGACGCGAATTGCTTGCTCGCCTGTGACGGCTATGTCTGCCGCATGCCCTGTCGAGTGTGCGCCAGGCTTTTCTTTCTTCGCTTCAATTGGATGTTCCGGGCATCGATAACCGCTACTGATCAGGAACGGAAACCCACACTCGTCACGAATGTCATCGAGCTTCTCTGCGAAGGAAGACTTAATACCCTCACCGCCACAGTGCTGACATCGAAACTCGTCGGGATGGAAATACTTCACTTCGCCACCCCCTTCACTTTTTCATAGCCTCTAATACCGCTCATGCCTAACATCCCGAGCATTACCGGATAAAGAAGATCGCTGTTCACTGGCGGCATCTCGAGCCACACGCTTAGAAGCGGCTGCGCAATCACGTTGTATGCAAGCCCTATCCAACAAACATGGCCTATGGCCGGGCGCCATGACGATTGAAACCAATTGCCTTTCGCCTCTTGCTTGTTCAGTTCAATCTGAGCAAGCGCCTGCTCTTGCGCGTGCCGCTCGGCGAGCGTTGATAGTTCAAACGCGATACGCTGCTTCTCGCTTGCATCGGGGATGAACTTGTCGAGCAGCTTTGTCGCTGGCCCTATGATCTCGCCGAGTATTGCCATTAATTAACCAGTTCTATTTTCGGCTCTTCTTCTTCAGCCGGTTGCGCACTTTCTTTAATGCTGTTCGCATAGGCGTTGATCAAAACGTGAAGCTCCTGCCTTTGCAGGTCTAAACGACCAAGCTCGTTGCGCAGCTCCATTACTCTCTGCACATAAACCTTTGCTTCTTCGTTGAGGTCTTCAATTTTTATTTCATTGCCATCAATCACAACATTGTCCATCGCTCGCTCCTTATCTAAATCTTGCGTAGAGGTACACCACGCCAACAATCAGTGAGATTCCAAAACAGCCCCAGGCAAATAGCATGCTGGCTGCTTTGATCGCTTCTCGTCGTTGTTTTCGTTTCTTTCGGATTGCCGCCACGCGGGCGTCGTGTTCTTCGCGGGATTTTTGGATGCGGGCTTTGATGCTCGTATAGAGATCGCCCTGTCCCTGGAGGAGGCAAATGTCTTGAAGCTGACGATCGAAGTTTTTTAAAGATCGATCTATCTGCTCCAATCTTAGCGCGTCCTGGTAGCTCATAACCCCGGCGCCTTTCTCTTCGGCGGCCTGGTATTTTTCGCTAGCGTCAGCCCATCGGCCGACTACTGCACTAAGATCTTGGGCGTTATTACCCGCCTCCTTTAGGCTGTTGATTGCGGCGTTAATCCCGTTAACGGCCGCGATCGCTGCTGATATCTCTGCGAGCATTAAGTTTATCAACCTCTATTCGAGATGCCGGCTCGCAACGACCCTCGATGTTTACGTAAGTTTAATAATCGCCGCGACTGCTGCCGTGAACACAATCCACGCAGCTCGCTCCCAAACGATATTTTTCCCGCCCAGTTGGCTGAGCGTATTTTCTAAACTATTCACCCGACCCTCGATGTGATCGAGTCTGAATTCATGTCTCTCGAACTTGCTGTTGCTAGCGGAAAGGCGCTCGTCATAGCGCGCCATCGTTGCTACCAGGACATCGAGTTTCTCGTCTAGCTTATCTAAGCGGTTGACGAGTTGTTGGAGCAACGCGTTTTCCATTTACTTCTTCGCGTGCCCGACGTTTAACGCTAGGGCGTCAATGACTGGCTTGATGTACTTGGCGATAAACTCGTCGTCCTTAGTCGTGGGCGTTACGGCAGCAACCGCAGAGGCCAGCGTTACGACGGCGGTGAAGATGTTTACGATTGTCCAGATGTCCATCATTACCAAGGCACTCCTGAACCAGATACAGGATTCTTCTGTGATTCGATGTTAGCCGTCAGAGAAGCCTCAGTAGCGTCCCTGTCTACACCGTTGTCCCAGCACCACTGGAGTACATCAGTTTCCGTGAGGCTGTCATAAGCCACAAAGGAAGGATCTGAAGGGTCTGGTGAAAAGCCGCAAGTGCCGTAGGATGATGCGGAGTAGTCTCCGTCTACTGCGGTGCAGCGCCAGTGGGCAACAGTTACGCCACCGTCTGCAAGAGTTCTTTCAAGGGTTGAGATTGTCCATGTTGTCATAAGTGTCTCCTGTTAAATTGCTGCGATGATGAAGGCGAGAAGCTCTGAGTAACGTACACCCATGCGGCTACGTTCTTCGCCAGTTTCTTCGTCTGTCCAAGTGCTGTTGATAAACATTGCGTAGCGTCCAGCGTCTAAGCCTTCAGCTTCAAACGCTGCTTGTAAGTCTTGAGCAATGATACCGAAATGAATACGGGCTTCGTCACCTTTAGCTTCTACAGACTTAATCCAACGGAACTTACGCAACAATCCTTTACAAGCTACAGCTACACGATGCTCTGCTTCTGACAGTTCTTCAATGTCCTGCTTCTCGTTACGGTCAGAGGTTTGGATAGTGCCGTTGCCTGCATAAATATCTCTATACCTAGAGGCACCCTTACCTAAATCAATAGCATCGTCATTACTTCCACCCGTTGTTGTGCATGGAAATACTTCATTGTTTGTGAAACGTATGTTTGCATAAGCAGACGATGCGGCATTTCCAATTAAAAGACCTGAGCCATAAGTGCTTATCGCTCCGACTGTGGCGCCATCCATGCGGAAAGATGCAATAGTTCCATCACTTCCTGTTCTATTTAGGAATAGCGGCTCATTATTGGCTCGTTGTACTTGAATATTGTCAGTTTTAATTGCAACACCGTCGTCTCCTGTGGTGTTGTAAATATTTGCGCTAGTAGTCCCAACCAACAAGTTGCCGCTTGCATCCAGCGTCATGGCCTGCGCGAACGAGATTGCGTTGCCTGACGTTCCAGACGCCGCCGAATACCATTTGTGCGCGTTTCCGTCGATCTGATACTGGCCTGCTGTTGCGCTGTTGTAGTACAGCCAGTTAGTTCCGTTGTAAATGCCGTTAGAACTGAAATAAACATTTGATGTAGTTGTTGAAGCGGAAATTCCAGCACCTTGCCCAGCAATCTGAAGCGCCTTAAAGCCGGAAGACCACGAAGCACTCGGCGTCACGCCCAAGCCGACGTTACCGCTAGCGTCGATGCGCATGGCTTCTGTGTTGTTGGTGCTAAACAACATTGGATGATTTGAATAACCATTAATTCTAGTTGTAGACCCTGTTACAGAAAGTCTTAAATCACCACCGCCACTTTCATTGACTCGTATGGCGGCGGAATTAGCTTCAACATGTAGGTTAGCCGAAGTTGGACTGCTAGTACCAATCCCGACGTTGCCGTCTGAGTCGATACGCATGTATTCTTTGTCCCAACCTTCAAAAGCAAGATAGCCGTTGGCGTTGGTTGCGGCAAAGGATTGAATTTTAACGCCGCCTGAAGTGTTGCCGTCATTGATGCCAAGACGCCCGTTTGATCCTATGAAGTTAATAGGCGCAAAAGTGCCAGTAGTGCCTCCAACAGACAGATACTCCGCAGACGCATCCCAGAAGAACTTCGCAGTCGTGCCAGTGTCTTCGTAGAAGCTGATGTCTCCGCCTTCAGCAACAGAAAGACTCTTACTGTTGTTTGTATATAACTCTATTCCTCGTACACCTGCGGTGGTTCCTGTAGCAAGAACTAAATTATCTGAACCATCTAAATATAAGACATTGCGATTGCTTGAGCCTGAGTCAGTGAGTGCAATGTTGCCATCAACAGTCAGACCATCAGCCGTCACAGTACCCGTTACGTCGATGCCTGTAGAGGTGGTGGTTAGTTTGGTAGAGCCGTCGTGCGATAGCTGCACCTCATACGCACTACCGTTTTGAGGAACCCACACCATGTTTTTAGCACCAGTAGCGTCTTGTACTACAAATTGTGGGGCTTTAATTGCTAATGTTGCAGCAGAGCTATCTACAATGTTGTTTGAAGAATCATGATAAATCTGTAGGTCAGAGCCAGCACCGAAGATGGCTTTTTTATTATCTCCAAATGCAGCGTGATCAACGCTTGCCAAATAAACATCAGTAAGCGCATCCACTACGGCAGCGCCGGCCCCGGCGCCGTCTGAATAAACCATCTTCACTGCGCCGGTCGGGATCGTGACCGTACCGCCAGAGCCCTGGGCGATCGTTATCGATTGGGAGCCGGTCGTAGCGTTCTCAATGATCCAAAGTTTGCTGACGGTGTTAGGGCCAAGCGTAACCGTGCGCGTCGCAGTCAGAGATCCGGCAGACGTGATCTTTAAGTAGAGCGATCGAGTGCCGTCGCTAGTGCCGTCTGGCATTGTGAACGTTTCATCCGAGTCGGCGGCGAGCTGCTTAGTGCCGTAGCTAAACGCCTCAGCGATTTGCGAAAAAGCTGAGTTGACCTTGGTGCCCCAGGTGCCGCTGTTTTCGCCGGTCGCCTGTTCTTCAATTCGCAGGTCATTAACGTATGTGGATGCCATTGCCTAACTCCTATGCAGCTTGCGACCAATCTGTCGAAGCGCTTGTTTGATTTGTCCAGGTAGTTGACGCAGCCGATTGCGCGCTCCACGAATCGCTTGCTGCAGATTGAGTTGTCCAAGTCTCGGATGCTGCTGCTTGAGCGCTCCAAGTCGTTGATGCGTTGCCTTGTGAATTCCACTTAAGCTCGCCGCTAGCAGTAACAGTAGAACGAGCTGAAATACTTGCAGCCCCAAGCTCGACTTCTCCACCAATCGCAATGAACGAAGATGTTGCCGAAATCGTCGCAGCGCCAACCGCAACGATCTGGCCCGCCGCGCTAAAGCTCGATGTGCTTGTGCCGCTAGCGCTACCGATTTGGATGCGCTCGCCGCTTGCGGTGAATGTTGAGCTTGCGCTGATGGTTGCTGATGCAGACTGGATTCGGCTTGCGCTTGCAGTGAAGGCTGAGCTTGCAGAGACTGCGGCGCTCGCTTCTCGAACTCGTTGGCCAGCACTTGTGAAGCTTGACGTACTACTTCCTGAAGCCGCTGCCGTTCGGACCCGCTCGCAAGCTGAAGCAAACGCCGAGTTCGCCGCGATAGTCGCGGACGCATCGATGTAACTCCACTCACCATATCTGCCAGCGCTCCAAGAGCCATAACCAAATCCAGTCGGTTCAGCCATCAGTCAAGCGTGATATCCAGATCGCCAGCCGGGATTCGGAACACGTCTCCGGTGTCGATTGTTTTGCTAGACGCCAGGCTCGCATAGGCCAGCATGTTGCCAGCGCTCGATGCATCAAGAATCGCGACAGCCACGACAGTGCCGTAGCCGGCGGTCGCAGTTGGGTACTCGATCGCTGCCGAGTTGGTTGCTGCGTTTCCTGTTGTTGTGAACGCAGCGCTCTGGCGCGCGTAGCCGCCGCCGCTCACTTCAGTGCCCGACGTTGAGTCAGTCGGTGCGACCGTGTAGAGCGCAACGTAAACTGTGGTGGGCGACGTATACGCAGTGTTCGAGAAAGTGTGCGCGACCAGTTTGTTTTCCAGGTAATCAGTGAATGCCATTACTGCAGAGCCCTCGTCTTCATGCGCACAGATGTCTGCCCGCGCGTTCTCTGATCGCTGACGATCAGTTCTTCAATGCCTTGTTTGTAGAGCGACACCCAAACGCCTGTGCGCTCGTCATCGCGGAGGTAAGGCGCGCTTTGAACAAGCGTGCCGTATAGATAAATGTCTGGGGCAAGATCGAGTAACCAGTTACTCGTGTTGCTGTCCGTGAGCGGCGGGATCTTTGCGTAGTAAACGACCTCCCCCGTATAGCCGGTGCCATCGGGCGCCGGGTAAACCTGAATCTCGGTGCCAACATGCGTGTAGTAGTTGGGCTTGCCGACTGCGCTACTCGTTGCCTTTAGATCGTTCATCGCTTCGTTCGTTACATACTCGAGCGGATGAACTGGGTCAGTTTTTAACACTAGCGACACGCTTTGATACCAGTCTGCCGGCGTCGCTGAATACTCGCTGTCGATTGTTGCGTCGGAGCGAGTGATCATCTTTCGATGACGGATCGTTCGCTGGAACTCTGCCTCAGCGAGCGAAATAAAATTAGTGATTGCAGACGTTAGGTCGGTGCGGTTTAACCAATCCGCGACCGCCGACTGCAATTCAGCGTAGGTCGTGATCGCCACTAGACGCGGCCTCCTCTCGTCCTAAAAAAACGATTGTCAGGATCGTTGAGCCACTTCTTAAAACGGGCAGGGTCATCAACGATGCCCTGCCGTTTCAAGTCGTAGTACAGGTTCAATGGTATCGACGCCACCTTCGACCACTCGCCGTAAGGCTTGTGCTTGTCGATTTCATTAGCCGAGCGCTTGTTCATCTCAATGATGTTGGTCACGTCTTGCGTCTCGCTGATGATGATCTTGTCATCCTTCAGTGAGTCGCCAGATTCGTAAACAAACTCAGTGTGAGTCCCGAGCAGCTCGTCAATGTTTAGTGTGCGTCGATCTTCCATCTTTCACCTATTAGCTGGTTGACAAGTCAGCCACTACACCAAGACCTGCTTCCTGGTTGACCTGGAGGCCGACCTCAGCAAGAAGCATGTACTTAGTTGCGTCACCCGTCTTAGCAAGCTCTTCGCTTTGAATCGGGCGAAGCGTAGCCAGCTCACACATATCGGGGTCAACGATGTAGCAATCGCGTGCTCGTGAGAAACGAGAAGGAACGATCTGTACAGATCCGAAATCTGACAAGTACACGTCAGCGGCACCGATGATGGTGGTGGGTGAATCAGAAGGCGCCATGTAACGCTGAGCCGCGATACCAGCAAAGCCAGAGATCACAGTCTTAACGTGAGGGCCAACCATTGCCATCTTGGGCTCGCCGCCCTGAGTCCATACAGACTGCAGAACAGTCTTAAGCAGAGCCTCAGTGATGGCGCGTTGCGTACCGTCGGTAGCGGCAGCGTTAACTACGCCGCTTGATACTGTGGGATCTGCACCGCCTGTTCCGCGTGAGGTGTTGGTCTTGATGAACGCAGACAGAGAAGCCGTCTTACGAGCGGTTGAGCTGTTACCAGCTACTGCAGCCTGGTTCACACCGCAAAGGTTGTATTCCATGTCCCGCTTTAGCTCGTCGCCTTTCTTAGCGAGTTGGTAAGCGATCTCTGATCGACGACCAGCCAGGTCCATCGCGCCTCCGAGGTTGTCAGCGATGATGAAGTCCTTGCGTAGAATCTGCGTGTAGTTACCAAGACGTGAAGTCGCAGTGACTGCAGTGTAAGAAGACAAGTCGTCGCCGTCGATCTGCGCGTTAGCTGCAGCGGCTGCGAGGGAGTCAGTCTGCCATTCAAAGAACGTGTTGGTGACCTTGCGTCGCTTGGTCATGTTTGACACGAAAGGTGTCGTTTGGGGCGAGATGTTGAAAATAACATTCGCCAAGTCTTCACGAATACCGACCGCGTCGTACTTCGTGAAAGTGTTGGTTACGATAGCCATTGTTTAATTCCTTAGAGCATCGATTCAAGTAAATTGGCCGCATCATCGAGACGGCCACTCCTAGCAAGACGTTGACGAGCTGACTTCTGCCTTCTTGAACCTGGTTTCGACTGAGCCTGACTGCTGCCCGGCCTTACCGTCTTGGACCGACGACCATCTTTCGCTGCGCGCTGCACGCGCTTTTGGCCTTTGTCGTAGAGCATTGCTTTGCGCAATACCTTGATGTGGTTTGCGCGAACTAGGGCTTGTAATTCTTCTTCTGCAACGCCCGAGTTGATTAAATACTCTCTAAGCTCTTCGCGCTCTTTCGCCGCAACGTCGTTATCCCGCCACTCGGGGATAACTTCAGGAAGCCTCTGAACTTCCTCTTGCAATATCTGCTGCATGGTCTGCATTTGATACTGTCGATTAGCCTCTTGAACTCGCTGCTGCTCGAGCTGTATCGCCTGCATCTTCTGTTGCTTAGCAGACTGCCTTTGTTGCCATTGACGTTCGAGTCGCGTCGCCTCAATTGGATCCTCATCGTACAAACGATCGAAGTCCGGGGCGGGCTCGTCCATTCCGTTCAATTGTTGCTGCAGTGCCCCGAGAAGTTGGGCGTATTGCTGTCGCTCTAAAAGCACGGCATCCCGGTCTTGCTCGAACGATCTTCGTTCTTCCGATAATGCCTGCGACTTTTTTGTGTAATCTGATTGACGCGAGTAGCCTGCCTTAAGCTCGTCTATTCCGACCTCGATCTCCTGTCCGTTTACCTTAACGGTGAAGACGGTGTCGTCTGACTCAAGCTCGTCTGACTCTTGTTCATCGTCATCCAGTTCGACTTCTTCATCTTCTGAATCGAGCGCTTCTTCTGCCGCGTACTCTTCTTCAGTCTCATCAAAAGCCTCGCCCTCAAGGGACTCGTCAACGCGCTCTGATGAATCGTTTGCCGTGTCCTCGTCTGAGGGGGTCAACATATCCAATATCGCGCTTTGCGCTGAACTGATCCCCATATCTGGGGAATCGTTGCCTTCAATTCTATCACTCATAATTCTAGTTGCTCCTTTGTTTCTCAAACGCAATCGAATCTGCTGCCGCACGCATGTCGTTCACCAGTTGCTCAAGTGCTTCTAATTTCGCGTGTATTCGCTCCCGCTCATCGGGTTTGCGCTCACGCTGCCACGCTTCAAAAAACTCATACTTGACCCGGCCGACTAACGTCGAAAAGTCCGGGTCGTCGAACATCCTCTGGATGTTCTCAAGATACTGCTGCTCGGTTTTGGCCATTGACTGTGCTCGCTATTTGCCTAACCACTTCTCTGTCTCGTTCAGCATTCGCCTTGATCTCGGCAATGTTCACCTGGGCGCCGTAACGCGCCTCAAGCTCTGCCGCCTTCAAGATGATGTCCGCTTCATCTTTGTCTCTTCGCCGATCGTCTTCGCGCATCATCTTTTCCCGCTCTAGCTCTAGCTCGGCCTGCTTCTTCTGCATATCGACTTGCAGTGCTTGCATCTGCAGTTGGATCAGTTGCTGATTCGGATCAGGCTTCTGCTCTTGCTGCTGGGCCTGGGCCTGCATCTGCTGCATGGCTTGTGTCGGATCGGTGAAGAATCGATTGATGTCCTTGAACCCGGCAAGCTCAAGCATTTGCGTGAGCGTCGCGTAGTAGTTGGTCGGGCTGACCATCGGGTTCTGTGGACCGAGTTGCTGCATGATCATTTCTTGCTTCTGAGCAACCTGCTGCAACATACTCATGCGCTCTTGATCTGATCCGCGACCGAGGTGGACGTTACTCACCACGTCCATGTCTGCGTTCCAGATGTCAGGCGACATCGGCACAAACTGATTGCGCAATCGAATCATTCGCGGTCGATCTTGGTATTGAATGATCAAGCGCAGGAGACCTTTGTAGAGGCGCGTCATGCCGTTTTCGGCGAACAGCCGGCTAATCATCTCAATACGCTGTTGCGCCGCTGCGATCGTCTGCTGCACGGCCATAAGCGTCGATGATTGAAGTTGCTCTGGCGCCAGACCATCGGCCGCTCGGCTGATGCCGGTTCGGTTCTCTCGGAGTTGGTCGAGATACTCCATCATGGGGAATGCGGCCTGGCCGACGTAAGGCAGTGTGAACGGCACGACTGCACCGGGGTTTCGCATGCGAATAATCCCGCCGGCTTCGACGTTCATCACGTCTTCGAGTGAGGCTTGCCCTTCTACAATGCCGACTCTTGGATGAGTAGACATAGCAAGAGAATCAAGACTTGCACGTAGCACTGCCGACTTGATTCTCTGAATGTCCATCGTGAGGTCCGCGATCGACATACCAAAGAAAGCATGCGGCTCAGGGTCAGGGCAGAAATGAGCGAAGGGAATATCATCGGCTGGCTCGTTGCGCATGACTTCGTAGTTCGGACCCATGCAGCAAAGCTTGCGCAGCTCGGCAATGCCGTCTCCATCAACGTCCATGCGCATGTAGGCTTCAACATAAAGGACTCGCTTGCGAGAAGGGTCGTCGGTGTAGTCGCGATTCTCCTGCTGGCTGAGCATCCGCTCGCGAGCCTCGACGTTGTACAAGGTGAAGTCATCGTCTTCAGTTTCATAATTGGTGACCGTGTCGAAGTCGTAACCCATTTCGACAAGCTCACTGACGGTAGCGTAGCGGCGGTGCGCGATGAGATCCGCGTCCGCAAAGGAGCGAGCGTGGCGCGAAACGAGAACCTCCTCGGGAGGCACCGCCGCTACTTTGACTTTGCCGTTCACCTGGCGATGAATGACAGAAACGTCATGTAGCATTTGCGGCTGACCTGTTTGCGAATCGACCTGGTCGTTGCTCGCGCTGCTGGAAAGCATTCTGACTTCGATGTTGGGATCTGCGTTCAGTGCCGCGAGCGCCTGATCATCGAGTCGTTTTAGTTCGTATGTTTTTACTTCTTCGATCTCGTCCCAGTAATACTTCAGGAATCCACTGCCCTTGACGAGCGCGTCTTTAAACGTCTGGTACATTATCGAAACAAAAGCTTCGTCCTGATCTTGGTTCAGAACGTAGTTGACGTAGTCGGTCGCCTGCTTTGCGATCTCAACGTCCTCTGGCCCGGTTGGCGCGTACTCGACAACGTGATCGCTGCCGCAAAAGACGCGCATCAAACTCGGGAGCATGGCCTGCACGGTATCGCGCACGTCCATCGTCATCGCAGTTGAGCGGCCTTCTTGCTCGTTGCCGAATGGTTCGCCGTTGTAATACTCGGCGGCTTCAGCCCGGCCAGGGCTTACCGTGTTGTCAATGAAATCGACAGCGTCTTCAATCGCTAGACGCGCGATCGCGTTGATCTGCTCTTCATCCATCTCCGGGTTTTCTTCGACGTACTGCTCGTCGTCATCGTAATAATCTAATTCGCTCATAATGGGCTCATGTCTAATAATGATTCGCCAACGAGCTGCGCACGGCGCGGGAGCTGGCCAAAGAGTGATGTGATGGGCTCAATGATCGGCATCGCAGGCGCCAGCAATCCGGCAAGAAGCTGCATTCCGTCATCGCTCAATTGCTGACCGATTTGAGTTCGAGGTTGGTAATCCATAGCTGCTAATCGAGCTTGGCTTGCTTGGTCAATCTGACTAGTCGGTCTACTGCTGGTCAGCGATTGAATAAGTGTGTGGGGCGCATTAGCGATCGGTGCAATAATCGCAGAGCCAGCGTTTGCTGCGGCGTCGAGGATGCCGGCTCCGTAATCGGCGAGCGTGGGCTCGGCTTGTGACGGCTCTTTAATCGCGGCAGCGCCTAGCAATCCAGCACCGCCTGCTGCGGTCATTGCTGCGGGGGTTGCGGAGCCGTCTTGCTTGTTTTGCCTCAAATAGTTATCGACACCCTCAGCCCATTGCTCGTTGAACGGCTGATAGAGTTTGGGATTCATGACCAGTGAGCCGGTCTTCTGCGACTCGGTGAACGGCTGTCCTGCAACGTTGGTTGCTTTGTCTAGCTCTGCAAAAACATCTGGGTACATCACTCGAGCTGGCACACTTTGCTCGAGGCCGCCAATGTACGTGCCGGGAATGATCGTGTCATAGCTTTGATGCGGCGCATTCGGCATAGTCGGCGCGTTGGGGTCGGCAGAGAACATGCTGAACCCAGAGCTGCCGATCGGTGCGTTCGCTAACTCGGGCTGTAGAATTTCTGCGTGAGCGTCTTCTTTGACCGGAAAACCAACGTCGCGATAGCGCGACTTAGACATTTCATCAACAAAAACAGATCGAAGCTTGCCTGCGCCCTTCTGTGGATAGTCTCCGCGACCCATTAACTGGTCCATTGCGTCGGGATGGTTAAGACCCACCCACTCAGGTCGTAGCTTTCTTAGCTCGGCATCGAATTTCTTAATGTCACCCTTTTTGATTGGCAGCGAGCGAGCTTGCTGAAGCATTGACTCTGCCACCGGCGTACTAAAATTTACCGCCTCTTTGCCCATCGCCGAAAATATGCCAACGGGCTCCATGCCGGTTTCATCTGCAGCCAAAGCAAAGTTGCCCTGCTTTTTTCGAGCAGCATCTGCCATCGAAGCCCAACCATACCCTTGGTCCTGGTAGCGCAGCGGGAAGTTGCTGCCGCCCTCAACCTGAACAGGCGACTCTAGATTCACGCCGCCGATTGTCTCGATCACTTTGCCAGTGGTGCTCGTGTCGCCCGATACAGGAACGCCAACCTTGCCTACTAGGTCATCGACTGTGAGCAAGTTACGCTCACCGATATCGAGCGTTTGCGTTTTGTTCTCAACATCAGAACGGAGCTTCTCTCGAGCCCTAAAAGCTTTGCTCTCACGCATCGCTTTGTCGTATTTGGTAAGCGCCGACTTAACCGCTGTTGGGTTCTGAGCGCTTTCGACGGTGAGCATGCCGAGACGGATTAAGTTTGCTGGCGTAGTGAGGAAGCCAGCTTCAGCCTCATTCGATTGCTGCAGCATCGCTGCGGCGACCGGGATCGTGACGCCGTACTTGCGAGCGATGTCGATTAGTCGATCATCGAAAATAACGAAGTTTTTTGATTGTTGTGGATCGGGTTTATGACGAGTGAATGCGTCACCGTATTCGATACCGGGCACACCCTCGGCTTTCATAATTTCAGCGCCCAGAGGGGATATATGGAACCTGCGGAAATGGTCGTGATCAGATTCTGGATCGCCGAATATGTTTTTGCCTTTTGGAGACTTTTCGGCAAACCTAGCGTAAGCGCGCTTGACGATATCTGGCTGGTCTTCCAGCGGGCTATCGAGTTTTAAAAAGTCTTTTCGATCGGCGCGAATGTTGACTTCGTATAGCCTGCCAAGTTTTGGCCCGTAGTCTGTGATCTCTTTTGCGACCGCTTTTGCGGTACTTGCTAAATCGGGGTCGTCAGCATATCGAGCCACAAGCTCTTCGGGGCTAGCGTGCAGCATGGCGTCTTCGTACATCTGCATGCGCTCGTAATCGCCCTTACCCTCTGCTGCCTTGTACTTGCGCATCAGGAAATCTTCGTAATCAAGATCGCGCTTTGTCAGTTGATCGCGATAATTCCTGGCAACATCCTCGGACTCAGCAAAGTACAAGCCTTGCCCGTACATATTGGCGCCTTCGCCGGTCAGCGGGTAATCGGTACTAAAACGATCAAAATCATGCGGAGAGCCGTGATAGGCCCGAATTCCAGGCGAGAGCAAGCCGGCATCGAGTGCTGCCTTAGTGGCTTGCTTGGCGGCTCCGAGCAACGCCATCTATTTCTTCTTTTTGGGGCTTTTCTTTTTCTTTTTGTCAGCAATGCCCATCATGATGACGATGTCTGCTGCTGCTTCGCGGTGGCCACCGGGGCCGTTTCGGTAGGGTTTTTTCTTTCCGGTTGCTTCTAAGTATTCGGTCATCGCCATTGAGCGCTCCCCAGATATGGGCAAAAGGTACGCTCCATTGTCGCAAATCAGATCGAGTTGCGTAAGTATCTTGTGGTTACTTTTTCTATACAACAGAAAGGTTGCGTCGAATCGGCTTAGTCCAATTACTGGCCATCGATGATCCCTTGATGACCGTGGCGGCCTCAGTTGCAAAAGTAAGACATACGGCGTCTGCGCGGTCAGGGCTCGCCATTCCCCGACGCCGCATCTCGTCCTTGCTTTCGATTTGAAGCTTGCCGCTGCTCGTAAACTTATACTTAACAGCGACCAGCTCGGCCAGCAACAGATCGTCCTTTGGCAGACTCACGTCGCGCGCCTCGAGCCAGGCTTTCAGCTTGAACCAAAGCTCAGCTCGAAGGTTCGTATAAGTGGTCCTGAGCGCCGGGCTTTCAGCCGTGTTAATGCCCACGGCCGGCAGGCCCAGCTCGCGCAGGCGATCGCACACGCCACCACCAACGCCTATCGAGTCCACACAAATCTGCATCGGCTCTTGCCTCGGCTGACAGCTCTCGTATTCGGCCACCACGGCGCCTGTGAGCTGCATTAAGTCGAGCCCCCGCCAAGTCTCCATTGCTAAAATCTTTCGCCCCTGGCGCTTGCAGAGCACGCTGCTGGCGCTCCCGAATCGCGCAACGTCCAGCCCCCAGATAATCGCCTCTTCATCGCTGATCTCAATATCACGCACCTGCGCGCTTTCGACCAGCTCTAGCGGGATGACCGTGTCATCGTCGCGGGCCGGGAACTCTCCGAGCACGCGAACGCGAAACGCGTTGCTCTCCTCCCCATACCTCACCTTCATCTCTTCGATGTACTGCTCGCTCACCATCGGCGAGTCAGCGCAGCTCACCTTGCGCGTCCACCACTCGCCGGCTTGCGTGTGGTGCGTGTCGAAGAAAAACCCGCTCGATCGAGTTGGGTTGCCGAGCAGAATCGTGCAGGCGTTCTCGCCGGACATCGACCCGGCTGCGGCCTCAAACACTTGCTCAGGGATACCAGACGCCTCGTCACAAATGAGCAACACGTTATCAGCATGCACGCCCTGCAGCGCTTCTGGCGTCTCGGCACGGCTAGTTCGAGCGCTGATAAAGCATTCGCTCGGCGCCGATTTGTGCGCGATACGATCGGTCTTCACCTCGAGGATGTCCTTAAGCGCAATCGGCAGCTCATTAATCCAGCGCTTTAGCTCCGCGAACAGCGCGTCAAAAAGCTGCGCGCTGGTCGGCGCCGTCACAACGATCTTCACCGGGTATCGAGTGATGAGATACCAAAGCATCGTCCAGGCAGCGGCCGTGGATTTGCCCACGCCATGCCCCGATCGAATAGAAATCTTACGCTCGCCATCCTGAACGGCCTGCAGCAATTCTGCCTGCCATGGCTGCACTTTGATCTTGAGCACATGCTCGACAAACGCCACCGGGTCGTGTCGGTAGCGCTTCAGGAAATCGATATAAGGATTAGGGGGCAGTGCTTTGGGCATCGAGTGCTCGCTTAACTTTCATGTGGGAGGTGGGGAGCTTGTATTTCGCGGAGACAAGTTGCGCGATGTCGCGATAGCTTTTCCCCTCGTCTCGAAGCACGCGCATCATGCCGATCGCTTCGCGCCGGAAAGGCAGCTCGACTACCTTGCTCTCTTTGCCCTCGCCCTCAACCTTGCAGCCCCAGGGCGCTTCGCCGCCGATAAACCCGCCCCGCTCGCGCTTCGCGCGCCGGCCGCGCATCGTGCGCTCCTTGATCACGCGCCGCTCGTGGCCGGCGAACGCCGCCATGATCTCGAGCATGAGGCGCGCAGTCAGGTTGCCATCATCGGTCACGTCGCCATGGCCGTTCAAGAACAAACGCACGCCGCGCGCCTTGAGGTCGTGAATCGTGTTCAGGCAGTCGCGCGCGTCGCGGCTGAATCGATCGAGGGCGCTGCAGATAATGATGTCGCCCGGCTGAATATCGAGAGTCGCGACAGCCGGCCTGGCGAAGAACGGCACGCTGCCGCTCACGCCGGGGTCTTGCAAGAACGTGATGTCCGTGGGGAGTTGGTTCGCGAGAGCCACGCCCTGGATCATCGATTGTTGCGTTGCGAGGGACGTGCCCTCGGCTTGCTCTTCTGTGCTTACGCGGGTGTATCCGTAGATCATGCTGTCTCCTCCGGCCGCTTACGCGGCTTCTCCGTTTTGCTTAGCAAGTTGTTTCTCTAGCTCATCAATTCGCGCTTGCATCGCTTCCGTCCTTCGCCGAAAAATTATCTTTTGATCTGCTAAAGCCTCTAACAGCATTTCAATCTCGACCTCAAAATCTTTATTCGTTTTCATCTCTCGCTCCTTGTATTTGTCGGTTACCTTTATGTAACGGAGACATCGTATCAAAGAATGTTACATATGTGTACCATTTGTTGACATTATTTTTATTTTTTTTATCGATTAATCTAGGGGGCTTTGGAGGCCTAGATATGCAGAAATACGGACACAAGCCGCCGGTCAAGCCGCTTCAGCGGCCCTTACACTCCGGCAGCAATCAAGCAAACAAACACGCATCGATGGTGGGCGGTGTTCGAGTTGGATCGCCCAAGCCCTCGTTCCCGCCCAAGTAATGGCCGAACCAAGGAAAGGCAAAGCCCGCGTCAAGGTGACGGCGTCCGGCAAGCGGGTGTCGTATGGCCAGGCGGGGCGCGCCAGGGACGGCGGGCCGCGCGTGCGGCCGGGTACGTCAAAAGGCGACAGCTACTGCGCGCGGAGCGCTGGGCAGATGAAGCAGCACAAAAAAGCGGCGGCCAACCCGAATTCGCCTTTGCGGCTATCGAGGGCTCGCTGGAAATGCAGCGGCACTAAATCGAAAAAAAATTAAGCTGGCGAACCCCTCTCTCCTCCCCTACGCCAGCAGGCCCGCGCAAGCGGGCCTTTTTTTTTGGGCGGTGCAAAATTTTTTTTTGGTGCGTGCGGGTCTAACCCCTACTCCCCCTCCCCCGGCTCGAGCGAAGGGGGGGGGCGCGCGGCGCCTGGCTCGAGCCAGAAATCCTCCGGCAGCGTTTACACCGGCCCTTCAAACGTAGGTCGTTGTTTTATAACGCTTTTATATGTAACGCCCTGTTAACGCTGTGATTTACACCAGTTCAGGCCGCGCCGTTACGCAAGATTATGTTAAATAATTGAGTCCCGCGCGCGTGAATTCCGGGTCTCTCTCGGTGCGCGAGAGAGCGTCACTGATCGCTCACAATCGAGTCTTCAGGCTGGATCAATTCACGCAATGCGACCAGGTGTTGGTCTTGGATATTGATGCTGAGCAATGGATCTCGCCGCTCTCCCCAGTTGTCGGGATTCGCTCTCGCCGCTAGCCATTTGCGGGTATCGATCCTGAGCTTTCGGACCTGCGCATCGTGAGCATCGATTGCTCCGTCTGCGATCTCTAGCGTCTCCTCTGCTAGCGTGTCAGCCCATCGCCTTCGAGCCTCGTAATACTTCTCCTCTCGCCCCTCAACAGACCTCAGCCATTTGTAGAATACTCGCTTACTTACGCCGATCTTCTTGACCAAGGCAGTCATGGTCATGCCGCCAGCGAGCTGATCGAACAAATCCTCTCCACCCTGCTCGTCGATCTTTCTCATTGCCGCCCGCATGATTGGCCTACCGCTCATATCCATCCACTCCCATTTCTCTCAGCACATCTGACACCGCTTCCAGGTCGTCGATGACGTAGAACTCGTCGTCGTACTCGCGGTCCCTGAGCGGCTCTGCAGCCCTTCTCAGGTCGCGCACAGTCTTTGCTGGCTTTGCTGTCGATTTAATCTGTCTCTGCTGTTCACCTTTACGTTTCACATGTAACATCTCAAGCGTGTTAAACGTGTGATCACACACTTTACAGCGCCTATCCCTTAAAACGCTCTCAGAACGTCTCTGAGTGTGCGTTACCTCTGACCTACCCTGGCATATTGGACAGTTCATAAAACGCCTCACACGGCCTCTACGCGCGTCTCAGCGCACGTATTGGTCAAATACCGTCTCACTTGCTCCGCTGCGAGCCCGTTCTTCACCATATCGGACGTATAGCGCAGAACCGCATACCCGTACTCGACGGCAAGATTGTACTTCTCGCAGTCCTTGCGAAAGCCGCTGCCGCGCGTATGCCTGCCGCCCGACCACGTCCCGCCCTCGACTTCGCACACCAGCCCGGCCTGCGGGATAACGAAATCGAATCTGAACCTCCGGCCCGGCACCAGCATCTGCTCACGCTCGTACGTTATTCCGTACGCATCGAGCTGCGCAGCGAACAGCTCCTCGAGCGCGCTAGCCACGCTTGCCTCCAAACGCGAACCGCTTCACCTCCAAGCTCGCCGGCTCGTCGCCCCCGGCTTCGCCGGGCTCCTCGTCCGGCTCGCCGTCATCATCGATCTCGTACACATACTCCTCGTTATCGAGTTTGACGGTGAGCGTCATGCCCGCCTCAAAATCCGTAACCTCAATCTTCACTGTTGCCATCGCGCCCTCCTGGCCGACTTTGCGCAGATCCTAACCCCCCGCCATCGAGTTGCGAAATTCTGCTTCGCGAGCGGCTGCGCCGCCGCCAACCAATAGATATAAATGAACTCGGCGCACGTAAGTGCGCCAGTTATATATTTATATATATAGGGCAACTGACGCACTGACGCAGATTGCGTAAGCCATTGATTTAATTGAACAAATCGACAGCAAAAACAGACTGACGCAAAAACAAACTTACGCAACTGACGCAAAATCGCGTAAGCCATTGATTTTATTGGTTGCGTAAGTTGTTTTGGGTAACTGACGCACAACTGACGCACTGACGCACAGAACTGGTCAAAACTAGTCATTTTGGTGCTCCCAAATGGTCTTTATCCACCACCAGAACTCATCAATGTTGAGCGTGTGACGCATCGTATTTACCTGGTTACAGACCAATTGAACGTTGCCCCTGACGTACCCTTCGTTGTGGTTGATGCGGTCGATAGATGCGTTAAATGGCAGCTTTTTACCGCCCCTTCGATGGTGCGTCATGTTGAGATTCGAGAGTGCGCATTTGCCTTTCTGGGCGTCCCAAATCGACAGCAGGTCTTCATATTCGATCTCCCAAT